AGGAATACAAGAACTCGCACGAGGTACAGAAGCTGTTGCGTGATTTTAAGACTGGCGTTGTTTCTTGGTGGTGCAGAGCCAGCGGGGTGCAGATTGATAATAGAACGCTGTTACGGAAACTAAAGGAAAACGACTATGTTTTGCCTACTTGATCTGGCTGGAGTTGTTTGGGTAATCGGTTGGTTTGTGCTTTACAGTTCGCTGACTTTGTCGGCAATCTACTGTGCATTGTACATCATCTTCAAATTGATTGACTACATAAGAAAGGAATTGGATCTATGAGAAAAAGAAAAGCAGGGAAATATATTGATGTGGTCAAGACTGAGGAGTGCAAGTCAGTCAAGATCACAGTTAATGTTGACGATGATCTTTACGAGACTTTGGCCGAAGCAGGCCGTCAGCATATTATTAAAGACAAGAAAGCTTGCTTTGAGTACGCGCTGAATAAGGCGTTGCTGGAAATGATTGAGGAACTCAAATGAGCGAGTTTAAGCAGAAGGTATTGACCGCTTCAGTAGATCGGTACGTCCTAACCAAGACGCAGTGCGAGATGCTGCGCCAGGATGCCGAAGTGATCGGTATGAAGCGTGCGCCAGTGCTGTCGAAGGATGGTGTCACCCGTACGGTATCGCGTACGCGAACCTGCTCATCGTGCTGGATACCTTTCGCCAAACATTACGAATGGATCTACAATATTATGCGCGAGATTACGGATGGCATCAATGCCGAGCAATGGCGTTTCGACATCCAAGGCATCCAACAGTTGCAGATTCTGCGATACCGCCCACTACAGAAGTTCTCTTGGCACTACGACACCTACACATCCGAAGCACCAGTTCGCAAGCTGACGGCTGTAGTTAACTTGTCCGCGCCAGAGGAGTATATCGGTGGAGGGTTGCAGGCTAAGGCTGATATGGTGAATCCTCAGTTCATCCGCGAGCAGGGAGCAGGTTGCTGGTTTCCATCCTACATCGAGCATCGTGCGCGTGCGCCTATATGGGGAACACGCTGGGTGTTGGTGGCTTGGTTTACTGGACCTGCTTGGCGATAATGGCAACGCTCAACGAGAACATCCCTAGCTTCAAGGCTATGGTGAGAAAGTCTTTCTTTACCAAGAACGAGGAGGACAAGGAGTTTTACAACGTCTATGTATTCGCCTTGCAGTCTTGCGCTGGGGCGATCTTAACCTTCCATGTGATGACAGACTCTGGAATGCTGCGGAGTCGAGTACCCCTATCGGAGATATACACTCACGAGCCAGAGGCCGACATCCCATTCAACTACAAACAACTTTGGGATTGCTTCAGCGAGAATGTAACCGTTACCGAGTACAGCTTCCTAGCCTACCACCGCGCGCAGATCCTACTTAGGGATGCGACTAAAGTGTGGGGTACATACTTGTTTACTGTGGATTGGTTTAACAATCCCTACAGCGATGAACCTTCGGACTACAAGTGCGGTCATGTGTTCGCTGGCGATGATGGCTACTTGCTGTGCATGCCCAATAACAGAATCTTCTGGCGGGATAGCAATTGGGTTACAAAGAAGTTGCCAGATAACCTAAAGCAGTTTCGAGTTGATACAGACCTGCCATCCGTGGAGAATCAGAGTGACAAGTGGGTGACCGAGGATACGGATTCGTTTTATTATGATCTTCGCAAGGAGGAGACAGCATGAATGAGATTTACGAAAGGGTTGAGATTAAGGTGCTGGACGAGTTGCTTGAGAGCAACAACTGTCAACCTGGAAAGCTAATAGATGAGCGCACTACGCCTCTTGCATGGATTATGAATCAAATGCTTTACGACAAATTTCACGGACACGGCTGGGTGTTGGACCTCCTAGCTGGTAGCTTTGTGAAACAGAAGGAGAACAAACAATGCCATTAGGTAAAAACGTATCGAAGAATATGAGTGAGTTGGCTAGGGATAACCGCAAGAAGGGTAGCGAGCGTGGAGCAGGCGGTAAGCCTCGCTCACGCGAGCAGATGATTGCCATCGCGTTATCCGCAGCAGGAAAGAGCAAGCCACGCAAGTTTCGTATGCGGTCTGGTTCGTAATGCAAGTCGAGGCTAAAGCTAGGCTCAAGTGGGCGCGGGATATGCTTGCCATCGCTAGGGAGAAGCTTGTCCTAGAGCGTAACCGCGCAACTCACGGACACGCGATAGATATGATCCAGATCATAACTATGGTGGATGCAGCCAGCCTGGTCTGCAAGGAAGTGGTAGGTGAGGAATGAAGAGCAAGGATGAGCTGGCGATGCAGGTGAAGAAGGAGTGGGATGAGCAGAACTTGAGATGGAAACTTTGGGTAGAGGCTGGTGGATTTACAACTGAGATATTTTGTTACAGCAGTGCCGAGGAAGAGTATTCTAAATGTGTTAGGGAATTAGTTGACCACGCTTACCAGATGCAGAGCGTATGAGCATACGAGAAGACATCCTTGACCAGTTCGGTGATGATGCCGAAACGATGTTGTTCGCTGACGGATTCGATGATGCGATCATTGGGGTTGGCAATAAGTTTGGTGATCAGCTTTGCGCTATTTATGATACTGACAAAGTGATTGACATACTTATGAAAGAAGGAATGGATTACGCCGAGGCTTTAGAACACTTCGATTTTAATATTGCAGGAGCTTATGTAGGCGAGCAGACTCCGATCTTCATGCACAAAATAGAAAGGCAGGCCAAATGAAACTATGGACAAATAACACAAACGGAATTCACAAAGTCGATGACAATATGCTCTACCCGCGCACTACCTATGTGTTGCCCGATGAGTTGACTGGACCAATCTGGGACGATTCAATCCCTTGCCCACACAAGATCAAGCCGTACTACAAAGGCCGAGCTGCTGGTGGTGCAACAGCCGTCTACCGCGCTGGTGCAATCGGTGACGCGATCATCGCGACTGCCTTCGTCAACTACTTGGTGCAAGAGTCGGGTGGGGTTGTGGAGGTTTACGCTCCTGCTCGTAACCTGCCTCTCTACGCTGGGCTGGGTGCAAAGCTGTGGCCGTTGCCGTCCTCGCTGGAGGCGTGGGATTCTTTTGACGCGCACCTACCTACTGACGATTTGTTCAGCGGACAGGTTGGCAACACGAAGCTAGGCACTGGCGGCGGCAACTGCTACCAGAGGATCTATGAGTGGATGGGTGTGTGGGATGAGAAGACAATGGCGAAGTATTGTAAGCCAGTTCTACATCTCATCGAGCCAGACCACGAAGAGCTAAAGGCGATGGGCAAGTGGCCGTTGCCTAGTCCGTTCTTTGCTTATCATGTCAGCAGTTCTGGTCCGACCCGCACATACCCGCCAACGATGGGGCAGGAAGCGGTGCTGGCATTGCTTGAGGCTTACCCCAAACATCACGCTGTCATCATTGGGCTGGATAACTCAAACAACTTCAAGGTGGATCATCCGAGAGTGATTGACTTATTCAATTGCACTAAGACTGTGCGCTCGCTGTTCCCGATTATCAGCGGGGCTGACTTCGTTGTCGCGCCAGATAGCTCAGTCAATCACATGGCTGCTGGGTTGGATACACCGTGTGTGTCACTGTGGGGATCATACGATCCAAAAGATCGTATGAGTTTCTACCCTAAGAACGTGTCGATATTCAAGCCCGATACCTGCCCACACGCACCTTGCCGTCCACACGCTGGGTTGCCACAAGCGAAGTGTAAGGATGCGAGCAATCGTACCCAGAAAACTCAATACTGGTGTAACGCCCTGCGGAATATAACAGCGCAGGATATTGTTGAGGCATCCAAAAAGGCAATAGAACTAGAAAACAAATAACTAACTGGCGTTGTGGTATGCAAGGAGATCTTGCATCGGGCGTTTCCTCAGTGTGTCTACCCCTTGAATCAGAGCCAGTTTGAATTTCTATGAGTGAAGAGATAAAGATGTTTGATGGTCTGGCCGAAGAGCCAGAACAGTATCTGTTTGGCTTTGCAGCCGAAACTGAAACATTAAGCACGACAGCATTGTCAATTGATGCGATGCATTACTCGCACAAGGTTGGCGAAATAGGCGAGTTGCAGTTTGATATATGGGCAATCAGCAATGGGTTGAATGCGTGGAGGTCAATCAATCCGCACACAAAGATAGATCGGATAGTGGCAATGAAAGATGGAACATTCAGAGGATTCCACATAAAGACCGCCACGTTTCAAAAAAACAACAATAGGTATCAGTTTAAAGCTTCATCAGATCCAGATACATTTCCAACAGATTACTGGTTTTTAGTTGGACTAAATGGTGATCTTGGGGTTGCCTTCAAGCTAATTGTTCCATTTGATAAATTCGGGCACGATCAGTCAATTACCATAAGCAATACCTACATTCAGGATTATGTTGAATACCTTAAAGTACCAAGCGAGTTTGTGATATGAACGACAAACAACGGCAAGCTGAAGAGATCGTAGGCCAAGTGGATTGGCAGTCCGAGAACCACGGGCTGTGCAAGTGTCCTGGCGAGGCTGCGCACACCAGCCACACTCGCATTAGAGATACAACTGTGTTCGTAGATGGCGCGCCGACAATATTCTGCTGGCATACCTCCTGCACGCCGTATCGGGATGAGGCCAACCGCAAGTTGCGCCGAGCCATATCCAGCGATGTGCTTTACAAGCCAGTCAACATTATGTCGGGTGGAACAGCTACGCCCAAGCTGGTCATCAAGAAAGACCCGCACGCCGAGGTGTTGGATAGGATCAAGACGATTGCTGAGTCAAACAAGCAACGATACTTGACCCATTACAATTGGGACCCAGCGGATATGTACGAGGAAAGCCTCC